CAGATTTACGGAGTTAAGAAGCAGATTAATTCTAAGTACTTGCAGAAGGGTTTGGCCTTGGAGGATCAGGCTATCGAGTTCTATTCTGTTGCTATGGATAAGGACTTTATGATTAAGAACCTAGACCACTTTGAGGATGATTTCTTCACAGGTACGCCTGACTGTATGCACGAGGGTATAGTCTATGACTTTAAGACCTCCTGGGACTGCTTTACATTCCCTCTATTTGACCAAGAGCCTGATATGGGATACTACTATCAGCTCCAAGTCTATATGCACCTGACAGGACTTAGAAAGGCTAAGTTGGTATATACGCTTCAGGATACTCCTGACTACCTGACTCATGAAGAGCCTGTAAGCTACGCTCATGTAGATAACAGCTATAGAGTAAAAGAGTTTGAGATAGACTATGATCCCCAGGTAATTGAGACGGCTAAGGCTAAGGTAATAGAGTGTAGGGACTATGTTAAAGAACTACTATCGTGAGTGACGTGACGATGTGCGAGGGCATAGATTGCCCGATTAGAAGCAAGTGCTACAGATATACAGCTATGCCTAACTACTATCAGTACTACTTTATTGAAACTCCATACGAATATGACTACTGCGAGAAGTTTATATCCATGAAGGAGGAAGAAGATTTGAACAATAAGAAATTTGTAAACACTAGAGAAGAAGAACTATGAAACCTAAAGAAAAACAAAGAGAGCTAATCATTGAAATTATGAAAGCAGATGAGCAGTCAGGTATATACTCTGCTATGAAACAGACAGCAGTAGATTGGTTGTTTACCCAACTATGGGAGACACCAAGGGATAAGTTCACTTGGCAAAGTATTTTGAAAGAAGCCAAGGAGATGGAAAAGGAACAGATCAAGAATGCCTTTATAGAAGGAGAACACCAACAAGGATTTCAAGGTGAAGCAGAACAATACTATAACCAAACCTACGGAGAACTATGAACTTTATTGAATTAGAAGAAGAGAATATAGGTAGCCTAGACCTTTCGGTAACACACATAAAGGATGAAATCTATCAGTTTGCTTTCTACGATAGCTATTGGTATATCGAGGCCATGGTGGTAAAAAACAATAGGAGATTCGACCAAATAGTAAGCTATAAGGTAGAATATGATTCAGTACCTATTAATGGTAATGAATTAGAACGCATTTTAACAAATATAATTGACTACTGCAATTACAACTACTAACATGACATCACTAACACAGGAACAGAAAAACGAAATAGTAAGGCTATACAAGCTAAAAGTCCTTAACAAGAACATTGCAACGATTCTAGGCATTTCTAGGGGTGTAGTAAACAACTTTCTTTACAAGGAATACCTAAAGACCAATGAGCGATCTAAGAACAACTCAGCACATCTTAAATTAGCTGACGAGGTAATTGAAATGTATAAGAACGATTACCCCTACAAGCAGATTTCAGAACGTACTGGACTAGCACATCATCAAATCTGTGACATTCTAAAGCTGACTACCTATCGCAGGCGGCAAGGAATAACAATAAAAAATCTTAGAGAAGTGCAACGATTATGGGAGGAAGGATACAAAATAGCTAACATTTCTTACAAGCTAGATGTACCCTACGGACAGGTTCAGTACTGGGTTCGCAAGATCCGTACAGGGGTGTACACAAGTGTACAGTAAGTGTACACTAAGTGTAAACTAAAATCGGCCTCCATTGACTCCAATCGCAATAAGTGAACACTTTGAACACTTTTTGGGAAAAATGAAAAAAAATAAATTTCTAGGTGGTAAAAAAAAACACTTTAACAAAAAAAGTGTAAACTTGTAAACCTAAGCCAAAAAAGTGCTAAAAATCGGTCAAATTAAAGCGTGTAAGCGGTTTTAGGGGTTTACACTACACTGTACACTTAGTGTAAACTTAGTGTACACTTTTTGCCAAAAATAGCCCATTTTCTACAAACACTTGTAAAAACACATGAACGTCACTTTAGGAAGAGCAATCAACTTATTGAACGCTGGCTTCAGCGTAATGCCCATATCAGAAGGGAAGAAACCACTGATTTTATGGAAGGAATACCAGACTAAAAAGATAGAAAAATCCGAGTTAGAACGGCTAGAGTCTAAAACCAAAGGTTATGGTATTATTACAGGATTTTATGGTACTGAATGTATAGACATAGACCTAAAAGTATTCCCTAGTGTACAAGAGGGTAAGAAATTTTGGAATGAGTTTATCGCATTCGTTTCAGACTACATAGATGACTTCGCTAGAAAGTTCGTTATCTACAAGACTATCAACTCAGGGTACCACATTATCTACCGATGCTCTAAGGTTGAAGGGAACAGAAAACTTGCTACACTCAAGGGACATTCTCAAGCCTTGATTGAAACTAGAGGCACAGGTGGATACATCTACATCTACGATAATCAGGTCAGCGAATTGTCTTATGAACAAGTCCAGGAGATTACACCTGAAGAGCGTGATCTGTTGATGAATCTATGTAAGTATTTTCACTATGAAGAGAGGGTAGATGAAACGAGGCCAAAAGAGGCCGATTACAGCGGTCTAACACCTTGGGATGACTATAACCATAGGAACAAGGCATTGGACCTCTTACAAGGCGAATTTAGTGCCATTAAGCACCTATCTGATCGTATAGTTCTACGCAAGATAGAAAGCAAGGATGCACTGCACGGATTTATCTACAAGGACACAGGTCTATGCTACCTATTTACTACTGCAACTATCTACCCACATGAGACACCGCTTAGTCCATTTGCTATCTATGCTTGGAAGTTCTTTAGTGGAAATTACTCTGATGCTGCTAGAGAATTGTATAAGGAAGGCTATGGGGAACGCAAGATCAAGAAGGTAGAGATTGAGCGAATCGAGATTCCCAAGGAAGAGCTGATATTTCCGCTAGAAGTGTTCCCTGAATCATTACAGAATTATATTCTGTTAAATCAGAAAACCTTAAATCATTCTATTGATTATATGGGTTGCTCATTACTTTGGTACATTTCCATATCTATTGGTAACAGCTGCAAGGTGCAGGTAAAAACAGGATGGAGAGAGTCGGTAAACATTTGGCTAGGATTGATTGGTAAGGCAGGTCTAGGTAAGACTCCAAGTATAAATGCAGTTATATTCCCATTGGCTAAGAAGAATAGTTTTGAGATTAAGCACTATCAGAACGAATACAAAAAGTACAAGGAATATGAGAAGCTATCTACAAAGGATAAGAAAGATGTGGAGGAAGTTAAAGAGCCTGTCAGAAAGCAGATCATTGTTAACGATGTAACTGTGGAGGCATTGGCTGATCTCCATGAGGAGAACGCAGTAGGCATTGCAGTATTTAAAGATGAACTTAATGGTTGGATTAAGGACATGAACAAGTATAAGCCTGGCTCTGACTTAGAGTTTTGGCTGTCATGTTGGTCTAATCAGGAGGCAATTATGACTCGAAAGACTGCAAAGAGTAGCTTTATTCAGTCGCCATTGATTCCTGTTCTTGGGGGCATACAGCCTGGCATCTTCTCGCAGATTTCTACCTTGGAAAACAAGGACAATGGATTCCTAGATAGATTACTTGTATGCTATCCTGATAAGGACATTGAGCATTACAACAGAAATGCGATAGATCAGGAAGTATTGGATTGGTACGAGGCTTATATGTCGCAGTTCTATAACCTCATAAGGAAAGATGTGTTGCAGTTTAATAAGTTTGGAGAGATTGAGCCTAGAGTTATTAGGTTTGATTCTGAGGCAGAGCATGAATGGGAGCGTATATTCAACAACATTACAGACATGCAAAACTCAGATGATATTTCTGAGTATGTAAAGTCCATGTTGAGTAAGCAGAAGGCTTACATCCCAAGGTTTGCTCTGATTATTAACTCGATTACTGCTTACAATACTTCTAGCGGTTTTGATTGGGTAAGCAAGGATAGTCTTTTGAAAGCAGAGAAGTTAAGTAACTACTTTATTGCAATGTCTAAGAAGATTAAGGTGAACTCATTGGAAAGCTCTGAGCTAAATGAGTTGGTTCGCTCATTAAAGAATGAGTCGATAGAAAGAAAGATACAGCAGATTCAGGAAGCCATACCAGACTTTAACAGGTCAGAGCTTGCTGAGATGCTGAATGTTAGTAGAACAACTATATATAAACACTTGAAAAAATGATAATTAACGGAAAAGAATTAGGTTCA